CAACACCCTAATGAGCGAGAAGCTCAGAAAGGAGGATAACTAGCAGTAGTACTGGCACCACGCAATTCTGTGATGCAGTATCTTCGGCCTTACCCCCTCCATGCCGTAAGGCATTTCGGAGTTGGGGCCGAAGCGCATTGCCAGTGACCAAAGCGCGACTACATCCGCTTCGTGAATAGCGGGCGCCGCCCTTAGGCACCTGTAAACCGGATTAATACCCGGCCCGCAGGGCACCTCTAGGTGAGCACGCATTTCCTTAGCGGTTACGAGCACCCCGCTGTCGCCGTCAAGCCATTCCGGCTGTACAAACGACAGTTTAAAGGGCTCGAGCACTGAGTCGAGTAACCGCCTAATAGTACGCACAACAGGGCTAAGATCAAATGCCCATGTGCGTGTTGGCCGCAACGGACGCCTTGCAGGTTCAAACCAGGGAGCTCGCTGTAGAGATACAGCGTTACTATGGCGGATACCTTGTAAGCGTTCATTGAGCCTATACACGCGATTGTGCAAGGCGATAAACTCAGCGACGGTAGTTAAACGTTCGCGCTGATAGGCAGGTGTGACGTCATAGCCGTTAAAGTGGTGTACACCGCACGACTCACGGAAGTATCCCATTGTGTGGGACTTTTCGTGGTTCACCAAAAAACCGGTGAAGGAAAAGACGTCATATAGCAACGGTACGGATTTTGTGGGTATGATGATATCGTCCCCATATACCTTTGCTCTGCCTTTAGCACCACTTACCTCTATACTCGCTTGGGCCAAGGCCCAGAAGATGAGGCTCTCTAACTCAAATGTATATCCGTTACCCATACTGCTGAACTTCTCGAACTCACCTTTGTAGGCGGGCAGAGTAGCGAAGCGATAATAGGGCGTACGGAGCTGAGAAAGGACGTGATACCAATTTGGTGGCAACAACAACGCCACCAGGCCACTAGAGACTAAATCGGAGGCCATCGATTCGTCGATGGTCGCGTGGGTTCCGCTCATTGAAGCGCGAAATGAACCACGTTGGTTGATCGACTGATCATCCAAATCCACTCCAACCTCGCGCAGGGCTCTACGCAACACCGAGGCCACGCCCAACTGCATAAAGACATTCGCAGTGGGCTCGGCACCGATAATTCGGTGAGTCTTTGCATTTTTCGCCACGAACGACAACTTACTAAATTGGTTAACCACGTAGTGGCTCTCCAGATTCAATGGGGTCGTCGGTCCATCACACGGGAAGCCCCGTGCCTCGAGCCAGAAAGGATCGAGGGGTAACACTGCGCGAAGCAGCGGTACGG